TCATCCCCAAGTATGCCCTGACCAAACAATCTGGCCAAGGATATTTTCGCTGATGTCGTTCATAGCCTCGCCTGTGCGATGCTCGGCCTGATGCTTAGGGTTGTCAGAGCGCAGGATCAGGGCTGTGCCTGGAATGATTTCAATGCGCTTTATGCGCAGTGCATCGCCATCGCGGAACGCGTAGATCTGACCCGAGCGGAGATGCGTCTTGCGCCGGTCGATCATCACAAGGTCGCCATCATAGAGGCTGGGTTCCATACTGTCGCCACGCACATTAATGAGGACACTGTCGCCCGCAGAGATACCATTCTGGGCAAGCCAGCGCTTCGAGAAAGCCAGATGGTCGATCGGCGGGCCATCGAGATTGATCATGCCATCGCCCGCAGCCCCTACCACATCATGCCGTGCGACAGTATCAAACTGTTCGCCTGCGACCGTGGTGGTTGGCGCTGGAGGGGCACCTCGGGGCGGTCCGATATATAATTCCAGACCTAAGGCGTCACAGATGGCCCGCGCTTTGTTCAGAGTGGTGCCAGATTTCTTGCTCCCGCGCAAAACGCTCCTGACAGAATCCTCTGGAAGAGAATACTCACGTTCTACCGCAAAAGCGGTAGTTCCGCGCTTCTCCAGCGCGCCCGAGACTTCGCGGGCAAAGGTTTTTTCAGCATGTTCCACGAATCGGAGAAAATACCGACAAACGCCTTGCTTGACAATCGGAGATTTATCCGGCTACATAACCGGAGAAAACACCGAGGCGAGCGGAATGAATACAGACATGCTGATCAAGTTGGCCGAGACCTTTGCCGCGCATCGCGGGCTTAAGCTCTCGACCGTATCGACCTACGCAGCCGTGGACGGAAAGTTCTTCCGAGAATTGAAGAGTGGTGCGGGTTGCACGCTGCGTCGTGCGGATCGCGTTCTGAACTGGTTCCACAACAACTGGCCCGATGATCTTGCGTGGCCTTCAGATGTTCCGCGCCCCGAGGCGCGCGCAAAGAAGCGGAGGATCGCGTGATGCGAAGCATAATCCGAGCCCTTCGCAGCCTTGATGATCACTGGATCGGTGATCTGATCGGCGGGGTATGCCTCTCAGGCATCGTTATCCTTGTGGTGATCGCAGCGGGGGTGCTGCCATGAGCCTGATGAACGACATGCTATCCCCTGAAGAACGCTTTGGGCGTGTCCGCGAGACAGTTGCGCAACTGCGCAAGCCCGCATGTACCGGGTTCGCGCGTACCCATCTGTCGCGCCGCCTGATTGATGATCTCGCACATCTGGAAGAGATCGGCGCGCTTGAAAGTGTTGCCGAGGTTCTGGGAGTAACATTCGGAGGGCGCGTGTGATGTCGGAATATCGAGTGCAGAAGACACCCGACGCTTTCATCGTACTGAATGCAGAGGGTGTGCGTGTCGGGCCGCTCTGGGTTTGTGAACTTGCAGCAGAGCGTGAACGGCAGCGGATGCAGAAGGCGTTCGATATACGCCTGAAGCGCGCGTTGCGGCCATGTCTGTGTTGTGATGCTGAGTTTCATTCACAGGGCATCCATAACCGGCTTTGCGATGCGTGCAAGGCCCATGCAGACGCACTTGGCCGCGAGATGACGGGGTAAATCGTGATGCATGCAGCCCCACTTACATCACCCAGATTGCAGCGTGTGTTGCAGCTGCTGCGCGATCGACGTCCGCATACAACGCGCGACATCGTGCGGCGCGCGCGGGTGATGGCGGTGAATGCCTGCATATCGGAGCTGCGCCAGCACGGCGCAGAGATTACCTGCGCCGCCCAGATCGTGAATGGCCAGCGGCGATTTTACTACACGATGATCAAGGAACCGAAATGATGAAGACGCCTCGCCTTATGCAGATCGACCGCGTGTCGGTGTCTGATATCGAAGTATCGAACCGGCTGCGGCCCGTCTCGGAAGCGGGTGTCGAGAGTATCATCGCATCCATTCAGGAAACTGGCGTGATGAAGGACGCCATCCATCTGCGCCAGAAGAAGGGCGGAAAGCTGGTTCTGATCGCAGGCGGGCATCGGCTTGAGGCCGCAAAGCGGCTGGGTTGGACTGAGATAGAGGCGAAGGTCTGGGCCGATGTGACCGACGACTGGGCGCAGTTGATGGAGATTGATGACAATATCGCCGGGGCGGAACTCTGCCCACTGGACACAGCTGTGTTTCTTGCTGCGCGAAAGCGTATATATGAGAAGCTGCATCCTGAGACCAAGCATGCAGTTGGTGCCGCACTGGCGGCAAAGCGGTGGGATGCGACGGACACGATGTCCGTCGCATTTACTGCGGCGACCGCCGAGAAATTCGGCATGACGGATCGGCATGTGCGCCGCCTGATCGCCGCAGGTGGAAGCCTTGATCCACGAGATATTGCGCTGCTGCGCAAGGCTCCAAAGCCTGTCACACTGAAAGACCTCGCTGAGATCGCCAAGATCAGCGAAACTGTCGAGCGGTATGACGTGGTCGCGGCACTTGCCGATGGACGTGCGAAATCGGTTGCAGATGCGCGCAAGCAGCGCGTCTCCGCGACCAGCAATACCCCTATTGAAGACCCTGTTAACGCCGCCTTTAAGGCCCTTGTCAAAGCATGGACCCGCGCGCCGATGGCAGCGAAGCGGCGCTTCTTGCGGGAACATGGCAGCGAGGTTCAGGAAGCGTACCAACCCACCATTACTGATGATGAACATACACCGGAAGTCGCGTCCTTCGCCAGCCGCAGGGGGGCCGCATGACCGAGCTTGCCCCCTCGAAAATCTGGTGGACAGCATCGGAAATGGCAGACGCCGGGCTGCCCGATATGCCAGGCACACGACAGAATATTGAGCGCTGGATAAAGTCCATTAACCTTCGAGCGCACCCTGACTATGCGCGCAAGCGACTGGGGCGTGGTGGCGGCTGGGAATACCACTGGAAGGCGTTGCCTGTGCGTGCGCAGCGCAAGTTGCTGTCCGAGGCGGCTGCCCCTGCAGTCACACCAGCGCCAGATCGGGACAGCGCCTGGACTTGGTTCGAAGGGCTGCCTGAAGCTGCACAGGACAAAGCACGGACACGCCTGAAGATCATACAGGCCGTTGAAGCGCTAGAGGGGCAGCTTGGGCGACATATGGCGGTACAGAGCGTTGCCCGCATCGAGGCATCCAGTGCCCGCAGTATCTGGAACTGGCTTGGAATGATTGAAGGCGTGCGTCGTGATGATCGGTTGCCCTATCTCGCGCCACGACACCGTGCAGCCAAGCGCCGCGAGACCCGTGACGAGGTAGATCCCTATTTCATGGACTGGATGAAGTCTGACTATCTGAGGTCGTCGCGCCCGAGCTTTTCCAGTTGCTACCGGCGTGCAGTCCGGGTGGCTCAGGAGAAGGGCTGGTCGGTTGCTCCGGAACATACGATACGGCGGCGCTATAAAGAGCAGGTTTCGCGCCCGACAGAGGTTCTGGCGCGGTATGGTCTGGATAGGCTCAAACGCCTGTTTCCAGCCCAAGTGCGGGACAAGACTGCACTGCACGCAATGGAAGTGGTCAACGCTGACTATCACCGGTTCGATGTCTTTGTGAACTGGCCCGGCGAGACAAAGCCCGTGCGCCCACAGATGGTCGTTTTTCAGGATGTCTATTCCGGTCTGATCCTGTCATGGCGGCTGGACCTTACAGCCAATTCGAATGGGGTGATGCTCGCCGCAGGCGATATGATCGAGGATTGGGGTATCCCCGAGCATGTGGTTCTGGACAATGGCCGCGAATTTGCCGCGAAGTTGGTGACGGGTGGCGCTGCCACGCGGTTCCGCTTCAAGGTGCGCGAGGATGACATTCCTGGGCTTTTCGTTGCGCTTGATTGCTCCATCCATTGGGCGACGCCCTATAGTGGGCAGTCCAAACCCGTCGAGCGCGCCTTCCGGGACATGTGTGACGCCATCGCCAAGGATCCCCGTTTTGATGGCGCGTGGACCGGTAACCGCCCTGATGCCAAGCCGGAGGATTATGGCGCGAAGGCGGTACCGCTGGATCAATTCCTGAAAGTGGTCGATGAGGGCATTCGCGAGCATAATCTACGCGAAGGGCGTCGGTCAGAGGTCGCTTGGGGTCGTAGCTTCCGCGAGGTTTTCGACGAAAGCTATGCGCGATCACCCATCCGCAAGGCAACCGAGGCGCAGAGACGCTTGTGGTTGATGGGCGCTGAAGGTCTGCGCGGACACAGCCAGACCGGCGAGTTGAAGTTTCAGGGCAATCAGTATTGGGCTGCGTGGATGCACGAGATTGCTGGGAAGCGCGTGATTGCACGCTTTGATCCGGCTGATCTGTGGGACGGCTTACATCTATACAGCATGGAAAACGCCTATCTGGGCCATGCGCCCGCCCGAGCGAAAGGTGGCTTCCTTTCGATTGATGAAGCGCGTCGCACCGCACGTGATCGCAGCGCATGGATCAAGGCCGAGCGCGCAGCGGTTGCCGCACATCGTAAGCTGACAGCCCGAGAGTTGGGGGCTGATCTGAATGCGACACCGCTCCCCGACACGACGACCACAACCGAGGCGAAGGTTGTGAGGCCGGTATTTGCAAAACGGCCAGCTGATGAGACGCGGCCCGCCCCCGATCTGGCGGAGGCACAGGCATCAGTGGTTGCCGATATGCAGCTGCGCCGCGCCACTCCGCCGGAACAGGGCGAGAGCGATATCGAACGTTTCAAGCGCGCATTGGAGTTGGAAGAAAAGCGTGACGCTGGCGCGGAGCTTGCGCCGGAGCAGGAACGGTTCCTGCACATGTATTCGCAGACATCCGAATATCGGGCGCACAGGAAGATGATGGAAGATTTCGGGGTTTCCTACCTCGGATGAAGAACCGCCGGGGGCGGTGCAACGCCCACCGGCGGCAGAGCGGTAGAATGGAGAAGAAGATGACAGACGAGAGGCAGCTTTACAATAGCGTCGCACCTCTGCGGAATGTAGCCGCACTGGTCGCATTGATAGACCGCGTGCAGAACAGGGCACTTGGTCTGCCGGGAATGGCCTGCTTTTATGGACCTTCAGGTTTCGGCAAAAGCACGGCAGCCGTGTATGCGGAGAACCGGTTTCAGGCATTTCAGGTTCAGGTCAAATCAGCATGGTCGAAAAAGAAGTTTTGTGAGGCCGTCCTGGGTGAGATGGCTGTTCGGCCTGCGCGCAGCATTGGTGACATGGTCGATCAGATATCCGAGCATCTGGCGATCACCGGTGCGCCGCTGCTGATCGATGAGGCCGACCATCTGGTCGCGCGTAAAATGATCGAGATCGTGCGCGATATCTATGAGGGATCACAATCACCGGTAATCCTGATCGGCGAGGAATTGTTGCCCCAGAAGCTGAAGGAATGGGAGCGCGTCCATGGCCGCATGCTTGACTGGGTAGCGGCGGAACCTGGCACGATCGACGATGTCGAGAAGCTATTGCCGATCTATGCGGCTGGTGTACAGTTTGATCGGGCACTTTGCGAAGCTATCCTGAAACACTCGCATCATTCCATCCGGCGGATCAGTGTCAATATCGCCAAAGTGGCCGAGCGCGCCAAGGTTCTTGGGCGCGATGATATGAGCGTCGACGACTGGGATGCACGTCAGTTTTTCACCGGTTCAGCCCCCGCGCCCCGGAGGAATGTAGCATGAGCGGTCGGGTCACCCAGCGCAACGAGGCGCAGGCAACGCTGGCATGGAACGTAGCCCTGCGCAAAGGCGAATTCACCTATCAGGATATCTCGGCAGAGACGGGTATCAGCATCAGGAACACAACCAGTCTGGTGCGCAGTTGGGAGGCGCGCAACGCCGTGATGCGCATCGGCAGGATTGGCAATCGTCAAGGGTTTCGTGTCAAACAAGACGAACGTCCGGTCACGGCACGACGGGACGGCACCGCAATGCGGCACGAAACTGCGGCAGGGAACATGTGGCGGGCGATGCGCGGGTTGCGCGTCTTCACGCCCACCGATATCGCCGCGCATTCGAATACGCCAACATGTCATGTGGCCCTGCCTGCGGCACAGGAATACTGCCAGATGCTGGCGCGCGCCGGATATCTGAAGGTCGAACGCAAAGCGGTTCCCGGACGGCGGGAAGCGGCCTATCGGTTGATGCGCAACACGGGTCCATTGCCGCCCCGCGAACGCCGAGTGCGCGCCGTTTACGATGATAACCTTTGCGAATTCACGCATATGGCAGGTGGCCAATGAGTGGGCCGCTTGAGGTTGCCCGCGACGCTTGGGGCGATGCCTTGCCTGATTGGGTGGAACGCCTTGCGCTGCAATGTGCGGCAAGCAGTCAGAACAAGGTGGCAATGCGCCTTGATCGCTCTGCAGCCTTGGTCAGTCAGGTGCTGCGGAACAAGTACCCTGGCGATCTGGCACGGATAGAGGAGTTGTTTCGCGGGCATTTCATGGCTGAGACAGTGCGGTGCCCCGAGTTGGGTGCACTGCCTTTGCATGAGTGCCATAGCTGGATGGCCAAAGCGCGACGGTTCCAATCCTCCAACAGCCTGCGGGTGCGGATGTATCGCGCCTGTCAGCGCTGCCCAAGGTTCAGGAAAGGAGACAACGATGCCGGAAAGTAAGCCCACCAAGGCAATCGACGAGTTGCTGGTACAACGTCACGTCGCCGAATTGGTTCATCGCGCGCAGGAGAAAGAAATGGCAGCTTCAATCTTGATTGTTGCCGCCCGGATTATCGGAGCGTCCGCGCTTGACGATGACGTCGCATTTGAAGAGAGCCTGAAGCGATTTCGTTCTGATACACGCATTGCGCGCATTCAGATGCAGGCCGCATTGAAGGCCAATGCCATGATCGATCGTGCGCGCGGATATGGCTATGACCACTGACCGCTGGACCGAGGCCGAGATGCTGCATCTCGCTGCGCGCGGAGTGCTGAAGGTTGACCTTCTGGGGATGCGCGGCACCACGCTTGTGACCTGCGACGAACTGGCCGCGATGGCGGCTGTACTCGCCTTGTCGGGCGCACTGCCCGATGAACTTCTCACACCGAAAACTCTTTCAAAAGGAACTGACTGATGTCTGAGCATACCCCTATGCCAATCCCCGACGGCCGCGTTGAAGTGGGCGGGAAGACCTATATGCCCGATACCAAGGGCAATCTCGTCCCCGTCGAGTTGATCGCGCCCGCGACACAGCTGGAAGATGAGACTGTGCGCAAGATCATCGGCTATGCCATGGCGCTGTCCGAGCAGGTCGCGCGGTTCAAGGGCCACACGTTTGAAGACCTTGGCGCATTCGAGGCGCTGCTGGCGCAGGAATACGGCGTCACCAAGGGCGGTGCCAAAGGCAACAAGACGTTTATCAGCCATGACGGGTTGTTCAAGGTGCAGGTGCAGGTTGCCGATCATATCGACTTTGGGCCGCAGCTGCAGATCGCCAAGGAACTGGTGGACGAGTGCCTGAATGAATGGGCTGCGGACAGCCGTCCCGAAATTCGCGCCATCGTGACGCGCGCCTTTAACACGGACAAGGCAGGCCAGATCAACCGCTCGGAAATCTTCATGCTCCTGCGGCTGGAAATCGAGGATGCCCGCTGGCTTGAGGCCATGCGTGCGATCCGCGATGCAATGCGCGTGGTTGGCAGCAAGACTTATATCCGCTGCTACCAACGCCCGACACAGGATGCGGCGTGGCAAGCCGTGACAATTGATCTGGCGAAGGCGTGAGACATGGCATCCATGTCAGTGAACAATGATGTAACTCTCACAATCGACGAGGGAACGCTGCTGCTTGTCGCGGAAGTTTTGCGCGAGGAGCGCGGACTACACAGCCTTCCTGTCGCCGCTGCACAGCAAGCCATCATAACCGCAGTGAAGCGTTTGCGCCCATCCACAGGAGTTGATGATGCCTGAACAGATCGCCCTTCTCGAAATCCCGCTGATCGACGCCTCGGACCGCAAGGCCATGTCGATGGTTCTTGACATTGGCGAAGGCACCGTGCTGGGCCGACCGGCAAAGTTTCGCATGACCGTCAATGCATCGCGCATTGAGGTTTGGGTGGACAAGAGCGTGTACACGATATCGGTTCACGATCTGCTGGAGAAATCACTTCACGCAATCGAGGCAGACATTACCGCCAAAGCCGCCGCGCGTGCCTTGGCTGTTCATGGCGTTCCCGATCAGACCAGCCAGCCCATGATCATAGGCTGGGATTTGGGGCGTGACGAATGACCGCTCGTGCCCTTCAACGCAAGGTTTTCATGGGCTGCCGGGCGCTGGGGCTGGATGACGACATGCGCCGCGAACTGCAAGAACAGGTCACGGGCAAAGCGTCCATGCGCGAGATGTCCGAAGCCGATTTGAAAGCCCTGTTGAAGGTACTGGAAAACAGGGGCTTCAAGCCAGCGCCAAACCCGAACTGGAAGCCCGCCGCCGACCGTCCAGACCTGCGATACATCCACGCTCTGTGGGGCAAGCTGGCGCGTGCCGGTCATGTGAAATCGGGGCGGCGCGCACTCAACACGTTTATCCGAGCGCGCTTTGAGGGTGCATGGGGGCATGTGCCGGTTGATGTGGATGCCCTGCGCGAGGCTGATGAGATCGCCGCGGTGCTGGAAGCTCTGAAGGCTATGTGCCGCCGCAATGGACTGAAGGTGACGAAATGAAGAAGTCCCGAGTTGTAGTCTCTGATCACGCGGTGTTGCGCTATTTTGAGCGCGTGCAGGGGGTGGATATCGAACGCATCCGGCGTGAGATCGGAGCGCGGGTCGATCATGCAGCCGCTCAAGGCGCATGCGGCCTCATCTTTGACGGCTACACATACCGGATTGAGAACAACACGGTCACCACCATTTTGCGTGCGCATCGTTGTGACAAGCGCCTCGGCCCTAAGCGTCGGGGGCGCATGCAGGAATGACGCAGCTGCCGGGCATTGCTGGCCAGATAGAAGAGGCCATTGGCCTTGATCTGGCTGTGCGTCTGCTCAAGCGGCGCGGTGGATGCGAGATACACATTCCCCGCCGCGTCGCGGGGTCAATGCTGGCCGAGATTATTGGCGAGGATGCTACCGCGCGCGTGGTCGACACCCTTGGCCCCGGCAAGGTGCTGTTGCCCTGCGGCCATCTGCGCGGCCAGTTTGCGCGCCGCGAAGATGCGCGGCGCATGTTGCGAGGTGGCGCGTCGCTGCAACAGGTGGCGCTGGCTTGCGATATGCACACACGCACTGTTTCACGACTGCGCAAAGAAATCGAGCTTGAGCATGGTTCACGTCAGCCCACACTGCCGTTTGACAGGACATAGTCCGATCTGCCAGAGTGACGAAGCGCGTCTGGCAGCCTGACCTAGACATCTGTCGAGGCGTATACATACCCCCTGATTTGCGAATGTGAAGCCAGTTGCGGTGGCGCGAAGAGCGCTGCCGGTTTCACAATCGGCGGGAACGTACCCGTCTGCACGGGGGCGGATATGTAAATGCAGACCAACAACAAAGGCATCGCATTTCTTGAGCGCCACGAGGGCGTTGTGTTGAAGGCTTATCGCTGTCCGGCAGGTGTCTGGACAATTGGCGCAGGTCTGACAGCAGGCTCCGGCGTGGTCAAACCACACGCAGGTATGGTGATCAGTGATGCCGAGGCCACTCGCCTGCTGCAGATGGCGCTGCGGCGCAACTATGAACCACGTGTCAGCCGGACCATGCCGGGGGCGCGCCAATATGAATTCGACGCTGGTGTGAGTTTTGATTTCAATACCGGTGCAATCCATCGCGCAAGCTGGGTAGCGCGCTGGCTTGAGAAAAACTGGGACGCAACCCGCTCTGCCCTTCTGGCCTGGAACAAAGGCGGCGGGCGCGTATTGCCCGGCCTGACCCGTCGGCGCGAAGAAGAATACCGCCTGCTCCGGCACGGGGACTATGGCCAAGGCGTGCGCGCGCAAGGAGGTCGCGATGGTCTGGCGCGCGTTGTCGTCGATCTGTCCCAAAAAGAGATTGCGGCTGCACGCGCCGCTTTTGTGAAACTTGGCTATAAGGTCGGAGACGATGCGCGTGGATTTGAACTGTTCGCAATCCGTGCCTTCCAGAAAGATCACGACCTGACTGTCGATGGTATCGTTGGCCGCGCCACGCTCTCGACCTTGCAGCGCGTTATGGACAGCCGGGCGAAAGCAGCCCCCCCTGCCGCTGTGACCGCCGCTGGTGGCGCGGACACCACGGTTCAGGCCAGCGCCGAACTGGATCCCGCGCTTTCATGGATTGGCCCGGCGCTGCTGGCAGCTGGTTTCCTCTGGGGCCTCTGGCTTGCATGGCAATACCGCGATGCAATTGCAGCTGCCATCGCTCCCCGCTTCCCCCGCCTTGCCCGCAAACTATGGAGCATCTGATATGTCCGCAGCCATTCTCGCCGTTGCCAGCCAGATCGGCGCACCGCTGATCCGGCAAGTGCTCAGCAGCCGTATTGGCACGCAGAATACCGAGCTGGCAACCAGCGTTGTCGAGGCCGTCTCAAAACGCGCGGGTGTCGGCTTGCCTGATCTGGAACGGTTCGCCGATGAAAATCCCACCCGCATGGTGGATGCCGTGCGCGAGACCGAAGCAATGATGCCAGAAATGGTTGCCTTGTATGCGCAGGGACTGGAAGGCCAGTTCGCGCTCTTGCAGTCCGAACAAAAGGGACCGTGGTGGGGCTGGGCTTGGCGACCCTTCATGATGTGGCTGCTGGCTTTCCTGTGGCTGTGGAACATCGTGGCGCTTCACGTGGCCAATGCCATCTGGAAGATCGCGCTTCCGCCTACGGACAGCGCGACGCTATTGGGCCTGACCAGCGTCTATATGGCGCTTTATATGGGCGGGCACACACTGAAGGACTTTGTGCGCGTGTCGCGAGGTAAAGCGTGACACAGCAGACTATGGATATCGCCCCGCTGATCATCTGGGCCGCTGGCATAACGACCCTGCTGAACTTCGCCAACATTGCCTGGTCAATCTTCTCTGGACCGACGCGCAAGCTCACAGAACGCCTTGCCAAGAATGAGGCACGGCTTCTGGAAACGGAACGCCGTACCGAACGCCATGCCAATCAGATCGCAGGTCTCAACCAGACTGTGGGAAGCATGCCCGGCCATGCAGCCTTGCATCAGCTGGAACTGACACTCGCCTCAATGGGGGGAGACCTGCGTGAAATGCGCGCCGTGATGGAAGGCAACGCAAAGGTCATGCAACGGCTGGAACTGGTGGTCACCCGCCATGAAGATCACCTGCTCGATGGAGGCAAGCGATGAGCGACTATCTGGCAACCCTGCGCAAGCACCGCCGTCTGGCAATCCTGCGCCATCTTGAGCGCTGCTCGGAGTTCACATCCAACGCTTCGATCCTTGTCGATGTGCTGCGCGGGGTCGGTGTGACATCGACGCGGTCGCAGGTCATCACAGAACTCACCTGGCTGGCCGAAAACGGCTTCACAGAAAACGATGATCGCGGCGATTTCGTTATCACCACAGCAACCGAACGCGGAATCGAGATCGCGCAAGGTTCAGCGACGCATCCTGACATCCAGCGCCCGCATCCGCGCAATCGCGGGGCGTGATCCATGCCCCCGCCGCGCAAGGTCGATCTGCTCCCCGCCGAGCTGAAACTCTGGCTACAGGAAGAGCTGCGTGCGCGCGGCTTCGGTGGTTATGAGGATCTGGCAGAGGCGCTGAACTTCCGGCTGGAAGAGGCTGGCTCGGAGCTGCGCATCCGCAAGTCTGCCCTGCATGCCTTCGGGCAGGAATATGAGGAGTTCGTCAAATATCAGGAACAGGCCAGTGCCTGGGCAGCAGACTGGATGCAGGAGCAAGGTCTGGCCGAGGAAGCCAAGCGCCACAACGTGCTGTTTCAGATGATCACGACCTTGGCCTTCAAGGTGATGCAGGCGCAGATGATCAAGGAAGGCGGCGAGATCGACCCGAAGGAGCTGCATTTTCTGGGCCGGATGCTGAAGGACGTTATGGCGTCCTCGGGTATCCGCGAAAGTCTGATTGTGGCTGAGCGCAAGGCGCAGGCTGCCAAGCTGGATGAGGCGGTCGAGGCAGGCGACATCGACAAAGAAGCTGCCGCCAAAGCACGGCGCATCATGGGGTTCGGGGAATGAGCGGCCCCGGCCAGATCGCAAATGACCTGCACGCGTGGGCACGGTTCTGGGACCGGCGGCTTCCGAAATCCTCGCGCCTGATAGCGCATATGCAGCGCGCGGCGCAGCTGATCGAGGCTGCGGTCAAGACCGGCCCACGCAAGGGTTTGATCAAGCGGCTGAAGCGTGCGTGCGGATGGATGCGGGTGCATGCGCAGGAGGTCGCGCATTGGCAATATGTGTTCGGTGCAACCCAGCTTTCGACTTCGCTCTACCGCGCAATGCGTTGCCTGCACGTGCTTGTGGTGGAGGCCGAGGATGTCACCTGAGACTGCGCTCGCCCGTGTCGTCAATTTCCTGCCCTATCAGCGGGCATGGATCGAGGATCAGAGCCGGTTCAAGATTGGCATGTTCTCGCGCCAGACCGGCAAGACTTTCACAACGGGCGGCGAATGTGCCGATGATTGCTTTCAAGGCTGGATCGAGGACCGGCGTGCGCGCTGGGTAATCCTGTCGCGTGGCGAGAGGCAGGCGGCCGAGATGATGACCGAAGTCATCAAGCCCTTCACGCAGGGCTTTTACGAGGTCTATAACACACTGTTAAAGGGCGGCGAGCCGCGCTTTGAAGAAGGTGAATTCCGCGCGCCCCAAGAGAAAGGGCCTGACGCCGTTTACAAACAGCTTGAGGTCAAGTTCCCGAATGGTAGCCGCATCACAGCACTGCCAGCGAACCCCGACACCGCGCGCGGTTTCAGCGCCAATGTGATCCTCGACGAATTCGCCTTCCATGCAAAGTCGCGCGATATCTGGGCAGCACTTTTCCCTGTGATCAGTCGGACTGGCCTGAAGCTGCGCGTGATTTCGACACCGAATGGCAAGGGAAACAAGTTCTATGAGCTGATGACAGCCGAGGACACAGTCTGGTCGCGGCACATCATCGATATCTACGAGGCGGTGCGGCAGGGGCTGGACCGCGATATCGACATGCTGCGCAAAGGTATGGCCGACGAGGATGCGTGGGCGCAGGAATATGAACTGAAATGGCTGGACGAGGCCACCGCCTGGCTGAGCTATGATCTGATCGCTGCCAATGAGCATCCTGCCGCTGGGCTGCCCGCGCTCTATCAGGGTGGCCCCTGTTTCGTGGGCGTCGATATCGCTGCGCGCAATGACCTGTTTGTCATCTGGGTGATGGAACAAGTAGGCGATGTGCTCTGGACACGGGAGATCATCGCGCGCCGCCGGATCAGCTTTGCCGAACAGGACCAGTTGCTGGCGGATGTGATGCAGCGGTACCGCGTCGTGCGTTGTGCGATCGACCAAACCGGCATGGGCGAGAAGCCTGTCGAAGATGCCAAGCGCAATCACGGTGCGTCCCGCGTTGAGGGTGTGCTGTTTTCCAGCGCTATCAAACTGGATCTGGCAACCGCCCTGAAGGAAGCCATGGAAGAGCGCCGCGCGCGGATCCCGGCAGGCGATGTGGTGCTGCGCGCTGATCTGCACGCGATCCAGTCACAGGTGGGCATCACCGGTGCGCGCCGTCTGGTGGCCGATGGCGATACAGACGGGCACGCCGACCGCTTCTGGGCGGGCGCGCTGGCCGTGAGTGCGGCGCGTTCGACATACCAGCCCTATGAATACCGCCCCGTACCGCGTGGCGGCGGGCGCGATGATGACGACATGCGCCGTATCCGCCTGACCTCGGGGTTGGGCGGCATGAAAGGAGTGTTCTGATGGCGTTGCTTGACCAATATGGCCGCCCGGTCAAAACGCAGGCGCTGACAAAGCCGCTTGCGCGTCCGGGCATTACCAGCATCCGTCAGGTCTGGGGCGGCAGCACGGCATCGGGGCTTACCCCGCAGCGTCTCGCCGGGATCCTCGCGGCCTGCGATCAGGGCGACCATGTGCCATATGTGACGCTTGCCGAAGAAATGGAAGAGCGTGATCCGCACTATGCCTCTGTGCTTGGTGTGCGCAAGCGGGCGGTGTCGGGTGTGGCCGCGCAGGTCAAACCTGCGTCGGACAGCGCACGCGACAAGGAAATTGCCGAGGCAGTGCGCAAGCGGATTACCGGGCATTCAGCCTTTGCCGATCTGGTCGAGGACCTGCTGGACGGGCTTGGCAAGGGCTTTGCCGTGATCGAGATCAACTGGGCACGCAGCGCCCGCGAATGGTGGCCAGACCGGTTTGAGCATGTCGATCCGCGCTTCATCCGTTTCGATCGCGATACGCTGCGCGTGCCGCATCTTCTGGATGAACAGAACCCCGTCGACGGGATCCCGCTTGCCCCCTTCAAATTCGCCTATCACACGCCGCGCCTGAAATCCGGTCTGTCCCTGCGCGGCGGGCTGGCGCGGCTGGCGGCATTCACATGGATGTGCAAGGCTTTCGCGTTGAAGGATTGGGTGGCCTTCGCCGAGTTGTATGGTCTGCCGTTGCGACTGGGGCGCTACGGCCCGAATGCTACCCGTGAAGATGTCGAGAAGCTGTTTCAGGCTGTCGCCAATATTGGCACCGATGCCGCTGCCGTGCTGCCCGAAAGCATGAATATCGAGTTCGAAGCCGTCGCGACCGGCGCGGGTGGTGACAAACTGTTCGAGAACCTCGCGCGCTATCTGGATGAACAGACGTCAAAGGCCGTGCTGGGGCAGACCATGACCAGCGACAACGGGTCCAGCATGGCGCAGGCGCAGGTCCATAATGAAGTCCGCCATGATATTGCGGCGTCAGATGCGCGCGGTGTGTCTGGTACGATCCAGCGCGATCTGGTGAAACCCTATGTCGATCTGAACTACGGTGTGCAGGATACCTATCCGACTGTCTTCATCGAGATAGCGGAACCGGACAATACGACTGAGAGAATGAAGGCCGCAGAGGGGCTGATCGGACGCGGCCTGCGCGTGCCTGCACGCGAGTTGCGTACGGCGCTCAAGTTTTCGGAACCGGAAGACGGCGAGGAGGTTGTGGGCGCTGCGCCACCGGCATCCGATCCGCCCGCCCTCGCGCTGAACCGCGAAGGCGACGGGCCGGAGGATGCGCTGGACGAGATCGAAGCCGAGATGCTGGCCGAATGGCAGCCTGTCATGGAGGAGGTGCTTGATCCGATCGAGGCAGCGATCATGAACGCGACCAGCTATGAGGATGCGATTGCGCGGCTGGACGCCTTAGGCCCGATCGACAGTGCCCGAGCGATTGATGCGCTGGTCAAGGGTATGTTCCTTGCCCGCGTCCAGGGGGATGTGCAGGATGGTTGACCGTCCGGCCTATTCGTTCAATCCCGGCCCACCGCCCGAGGCCAGTACTTTCCTAGCCAATAAAGACTGGTTGCCTGCTTTTAGCTTTGAGGATGTGGAACCGCAGGAACATGCCACGGCCTTCACCGTGGCCAAGGCCATGCAGATGGATGTGCTGAAGGATATCCGCGAAGAGCTGCAGCGCGCCCTCGATGAGGGCATTCCCTTGGATCAGTTCCAGCGCAACCTGCGGCCGCGACTGGAAGCGCGCGGCTGGTGGGGTAAATCCACCATGATCGATCCGGCAACTGGAGAGGCCCGACAGGTCCAGCTTGGCTCCCCCCGGCGCTTACGCGTGATCTACCAGTCGAACCTGCGCGCGGCCCGTGCGGCTGGTCAGTGGGAGCGTATCCAGCGCACCAAACGCTCGCTGCCTTATCTGGAATACCGCCTCGGCCCGTCTGAACGTCACCGCCCCCATCATCAGGCCAAGGAAGGTATGATCCTGCTGGCGGATGATCCGTTCTGGGCGCACTGGTATCCGCCCAATGGCTGGGGATGCAATTGCTGGGTGCGCCAGTTGACTGCGGCACAGGCTGAAGAACGCGGTATCAGCGCCAGCCCTGAAGTGCCGATGCATAATGTGACCAACACCCGCACTGGCGAAGTGCGCCGTGTGCCCATCGGCATCGATCCGGGATGGGAGCGCAATCCGGGCTTGAGCCGTGTGCAGGCCAGCATCGACATGCTGCAGGGCAAGGCTGCGTCGGTCGCGCCGGAGATTGCCCGCGTGGCCTTGCGTGATCTTGAAGATGGCTGGATGGCCGAGCGCGCACGTCGCGATCCGGAATGGCGCGATGATCTGCCATTTCTGGAAGCGTTACGGCGGATTTTCGCGCCGGCCGGGGACTGACACCGGAAGGCGGGAGTTGAATGCGACCGTAGCGCGCCGTTAAATACCCATTAAAGGGGCTGGACGGCTTTGTAGGCGTGCTGGTACCGTAGAGAGGCCAAGGCGGCTGTGTGCGCCGCTCTGGCGATCATTCCCGCAGCGATCAATGACGTGACTGCCCCTCGACATCTGTCGAGGCTGATTGCACGTGCCTGACTTGCGATTGTGCGGGCATGAACGCACATGCTTTTCTCTCACCCTTGCCTATCGCGCTGAACTCGGAGCTTGCCGCGCCAAGCGACAAACCCGAGGTGCCCGAATGGATCCAGATCACCCCCAAGGCCCCGCGCCTTGAGGGAATGGATGGGCGTATCTGGACAATGGCAGACCCTGAAGCCGTTGTTGCAACCTGCCGGACGAACATGGCAGGCGGGCGGCTGATCCCGGTCGACTTCGAACACGCCACCCATGTGAAAGGCGCGCGCGGCGAGCGCGCCGATGCGGCAGGCTGGATCCGCGAGTTGGAAGCACGCGACGGCGCGATCTGGGGTCGGGTCGAATGGAATGACAGCGGGCGCGAGGCGATTGCCACGCGTGGCTACCGCTTCATCAGCCCCGGTTTCGATTTTCACAAGCTGACTGGCGCGGTGCGCCGGATCGTTTCGGCCGGTCTGACCAATGTGCCGAATTTCACCATGCCCGCGCTGAACCGGACGGGCGAATTTGAGGAGACAGAGATGGACGCAGCCGTCCTTCAGGCCCTTGGCCTCAACGAGGGTGCGAGCGCGGCGGATGCCGTGATCGCGATCACCAAGCTGCGCACGGATGCAGACACTGCGCTGAACCGTGCCCAGAACCCCGACCCGACACAGTTCGTGCCGCGTGCGGATTATGATCTGGCCACCAACCGCGTGACCGAGCTGGAAGCCGAAGTGTCCACGCGTCTCGAGGCGGAGATCACAGCCGCGATCGATACAGCGGTCGAGGCAGGCAAGATCGCGCCTTCCAGCCGTGACTATCATCTGGCCGTCTGCCGCGCCGATGGCGGGCTGGACAAATTCCGCGCCTTCATTGGCGCGGCCCCGGTCATTGTCTCTGACACGACCACCGCCAGAACCCCTGAACCCAAACCGGAAGACAAACTGACCAGTGAAGAGCTGGCCATGTGCCGCGCCTGGGGGATGGACCCGAAAGAATTCAAAGAGGCCCGTGCGGCCCAAGCGGAGACCTGATCCATGACCATGATCACCAATGCCACGCTGACGGCCCTGCGCACGATGGTCCACACGGCCTTCCGCGCAGGCTTCGACGGCATGATGCCGCAGACTTTCTACCGCGATGCCGCGATGGTCATCCCGTCCACGACCGCGTCCAACACCTATGACTGGCTGGGCGATTTCCCCGAGCTGCGCGAGTGGGTCGGCGACCGTGTCATCAAGGACATGAAGGAAAACGCCTATCAGATCACCAACCGCACCTTTGAAAGTACGGTCGGGATCAAGCGCACGCATATCGAGGATGACAATCTGGGCACCTATGGCATGCGCTTCACCCGCATGGGTCAGGCTGCCGCACGCCATCCCGACATCATTACGGCTGAGCTGATGAAATCAGGCCATGCAGCGCTGTGCTTTGACGGGCAGAACTTCTTTGACACGGATCATCCGGTCTATGCCAATCATGACGGGACAGGTGCTGCCAGCACAGTGTCGAACTATGACGACAATGGCGAGGACACATCCACGCCTGCCTGGTACCTGATCGATGCCTCTGACGCGATCCTGCCCTTCATCTTCCAGGAGCGCACCAAACCGGAACTGGAAACCAAGGAAAACACGTCCAATTCGGACGAAGTGTTCCTAAAGGACCAGTATCTCTACGGCATCCGCTACCGCTGCAACGGCGGCTACGGCTTCTGGCAAAAGGCTTACAAGAGCCACAAGCCCCTGACCGGCGACAACCTGGACGAAGCCATTGCGACGATGATGGAATTCAAGGGTGACGGGGGCCGCCCGCTGGGGATCACGCCGACGCGCCTGATCGTGCCACCCAGATTGCGCGCATCGGCCAATAAGACCGTGAAGGTGATGTTCGGTGAAGGCGGTGCATCGAACGCCAACTATGAGGCTGTCGAGGTGCGTGTCACCCCGTGGCTTGCCTGACCAGAACGCCGGTTTCTCTGTGGGGGTGGGCCACGCCCGCCCCCCATGACAAGCTGACAGGAGGTTGAAATGTCCAGACTAATCAAGATCGCGGCCCTCGCACAGGCAGGGTTTTTCAGGGCCGGGCAGTTCTGGCCGCATGAAGGTGTCGTGGTCGATGCCGATGAACTCGGCGAAGCTGCGATCAAACGCCTCGCAGGTGACCGAAACCTGCGCATTGAGGCAGCCCCCGAAGGCGCGACTATCGCAGATGTCGCCGAGGCCACCGAGGAACTTAAGGCGCGGCTGCGCGCGGCCATAGCAGCACTGCCCGCAGACGCCTTCGGTGCAACAGGCGCTCCGAACCTCGCGCCTCTGCGCGAAGCGCTGCCCGAAGATGCTGCAAGCATCACAAGCACTCTGCGCGACGAGGTCTGGGCTGCGCTGCAGGCCAATCCTGACTGAATACCCGAGCGCGCCTGCTGACATGCGCGAAAGCATCGGGGTGCTGTAGCGGCAGGACGGCACCCCTTTAACTCTATTTCAAGGCAATGTTCATGGCTTACGCCACGCAATCAGACATCGTTGAGCTTTACGGCCCGAACGCGCTCTATGTCGCGGATCGCAACGGTGACGGTGTGGCAGATGCCGAGGCAGTGACACGCGCCCTGTCGAGCGCCACGGATGAGATCGACAGCTATCTGGCGGTGCGGTACCGCCTTCCGCTCCCAGCGGTGCCGGGTATCTTGCGTCAATATGCAGTGGACATTGCTCTCTATCGTCTGGCGTTGGCGCGTGATGTGCTGAGCGAAGAGCACCGCGTGCGCTATGACGACACGATTGCCGCGCTCAAGCGCATCGCCAAGGGCGAGGCCGCACTCGTGTTGCCCAGCGATCCTGAAGCAGAAGATGATGGTCAGGGACCGCGCCCGATTGTCACGGGCGGTCCGGAGCGCATCTTCTCGCGCGAAAAGATGCGGGGGCTGTGATGGCGGGCGTTCAGGTTGAACTGACATTGCAGGGCATTGAGGGCGCAACAGCGGCCCTGCAGCAGCTGGCGCAAGCTGATATTGAGGATCTGGCCTACAATGTCGGCGCGCTGCTGGAGAGCAGCACCAAAGAGCGCATCGCCTCGGAAAAAGCAGCACCTGATGGCGCGCCTTGGGATCCATGGTCTGATCGCCACGCGGCAACGCGCAAGAGCCAGCATTCGCTGCTCGTCCAGGACAATGACCTGCTCAGCGCCACCCAGAACTACACGACTGGCACCACAGTGCGCGTGGGCAACAACCTGGTATACGGGGCCATCCACCAGATGGGTGGCGAGATCAACAATGCTTTCGGGCGTGGCATCAAGGTGACAATGCCCGCGCGACCCTATCTGGGCATATCCAATGCAGACCAGCAGGCAATCACCGATCTGATCGGCACCACGTTGATGGAGCCCTTTCAATGAGCGTGCGCATCGACCTTCTGGCCGCCCTTCCGGGGCTGGTGGCAGACCGCATCAAGCTGGCGCTGCCGGAGCTAAGCGAGTGCCGGGGCATGGTGGGCGGGTTTGATCTCGAAGAGCTCAAGCGCAGTGGCATGTCCAATCCGGCGGTGCTGGTGTCCCGGCTGAGACTGGAGGCCGTGCGCCCCATGGCCGGGCCGCACAGATTGTTCCATATCAATATGGCAGCCTTCATCATCACCCGCGATGCCATGGGCCTGCCGCGCGATGTCGCGATGGGCAATATCGCGAGCGCGATCCTGCGCATGGTCCCGGATGCCACCTGGGGTGAGGCGGGTGTCGGGCCAGCTGAAGCGGTATCCGAGCGCGTGCTGGTCAATTCGGCTGCGCGCAATGTGACCACCAATCTGGCGGCAGTGATCTGGAAACAGCCCATCGTACTCGACCCATTGCCTGAAACCGAGATCGTGCCGATCCAGCTCTATGTGGGTCAGGCCCCTGACATCGGATCAGGCAATGAAGACCAGTATGAGACGATCGGGGGGCCGGACTGATGGGGATGGCCACTGCTGAAGCCGATCGTCGCATCGGCAATGTCGTCCAACTTGGCCGCGTCGTGTCGATCGACACAACAGGTCAGAAGGCTCGGGTCAGGATTGGAGATATCGAGACTACCGACATTCCGGTTGCTCAACTGACCTCGGGCAAAATCAAGTTTCACTGGATGCCGAGCCCAGGTGAACAAGTGGTGGTGCTGGCACCCTCGGGTGATCTCGCCCGCGCATTCGTGCAAGGCAGCGTGCCACAGAGCGGACATGGCGTCGCACCTGATGCGGAAACTCCCACAATCGATCTGGGTGGCGGGACGCTTTCGATTATCGGCGACATCACGGTCGATGGTGACATCACCGTCACAGGCGACGTGGTCGCCAGTGACATCAGTCTGGTCAAACACACCCATGGTGGCGTGATCCCGGGTGGCGGCAGCACAGGAGTACCGAACGGATGAAGACACAGATCTATATCGCAAAAGGCCCATGGATCGACGGCAAGCGCGTCACTCCGGGCGCAGAGGTCGAACTGACACCTGCGCAGGCGGTCTACGAGCCGGTCACGCTGAAGGACACTGCGAAACCAACCCGCAAACCGCGCGTGCGCGCCGACGAGGTCAACGATGAGTGATGTCCTTGTCGGAATGGACCGGGAAGATGGCGGCGCGCTGGGCCACAGTGCGCATATTGCCCAGTCCGTCACCGATATCCTCACGACCTTGAAGGGCACTCGCGTGATGCGGCGAACCTATGGTTCTGAACTGCCGCTTCTTATCGATGCTCCGATCAACGATGCGACACTTGTCGATATTTTCATGGCGATTGCCGAGCCCATGGCGATCTGGGAGCCACGCATCCGACTTGTGCGGATCGAAGTTCCGGAGATTGCAGCGGGCGGCTTACATCTGCGTATGGTCGCAGATCAACTGGGCGTCGGTGAGCTTGACCTGAGTGTCTATGTCCGCCGCGGGGAAGCTGTGACATGAGCACGTTTCCATCTCAGAGAACTGTAATCGACTTGTCAGAGTTGCCTATCCCTGCCCTGATAGAGGAGCTGGATTTCGAGGCGATACTTGATGATGCCATCACAGATTTCAGAATGCGGTACCCGGAGCATCAAGCAATCCTCGACAGCGATCCTGCTGTAAAGCTCCTGCAAGTGTTCGCCTATCGCGAGTTACTTCTGCGCCAGCGTATCAATGATACAGCGAGCGCACTCATGCTGGCGACAGCTGTCGGCTCGGACCTCGACAATCTCGCGGCAAACTTCGGCGTGAAGCGCCTTGTTGTGACCCCTGCCACCGAAGCCGAACCGGCGGTGATGGAAGCGGATGATCGCCTGCGCCGCCGTGTCCTTCTTGCGATCGAGGCATACTCGGTCGCTGGCCCGGCCGGGGCGTATATCTATCACGCCATGACAGCGGCCCCCGAGATACGGGATGCGAGTGCTGTCCAAAGCAGCCCCGGCCACGTCGTTGTCACCCTGATGGCATCATTTGAAGAGCCGGAGCCTACGACAGAACAGCGCCAGCGCGTTATGCTCGCGCTTTCCGAAAAGACAGNC